GAGGAATCATTTGGATCACCAATCATTTTTATAATGGTGTCCTGAAGGAATCCATCTTCTAGATTTTCATCGAAATAAATCCCGGCGTTTTTCTCAACATTCATCCAATGCTTGGCAGAATAATAATCAGGCACCGGGTAAAATGGATGCTTACTGTCACGGATGCCCAGCCAATTGATTTGACCTTTGAACCCCTTATCCTTACCAAGTTGAGTGGTTGCCTGGGCCGGGTTATAAACGTCATAAATCTCGGTGTCCTGTTTTTTATAATGGGATGTTCCGAAATATGGGTTGTAATGAATCTTAGAAATTAATCCCTTATCATCTGGCTTACCGAGTCGGCAATAAGAAAATGGGATGTCATAAATTTGGGTAATAGCTCCAGCCTTGTTGTACTTTACAATTGAAGCAACGCCCCAATTACGGACTAAACTATCAGCCTGGATCGCGTTGTATTGTGAGAATTTTAAACCCTGAGCATTGATGATTTTATCCTCCAGGTCAGCGCCAAGATTGAACCCCTCACCTGTGACAAAATCTGCATAGGTTGAGAGGCATGAAGTCGCTGTTGGTGAATCTTCTACTAATGAAGCGAGTCTGTTAGGGAATGAGTCGTAGTATTTATCAACACTATACGGGAGAAATCCGCCGTTGTTGTCTACCTGTGAATTGTCGGCAAACGGTCTTTGAATAAAATTGTAAATCTTAACAAATGACTGTTTAAGTGTTTTTGTGCTCATGATGGAACTCCGGGATACCAAAATCTACCCTGCTGCGTTGCAGGTGACGTTGGTAAAATTCCACAAAGCCCCCTTCTTTCGCCGAAACCAAATCCTTTAAAATGGTTGAGCGTTCCAAGTTGTTCTTTGCGGTGGAGTTCCTTATTTTCTGATTGTAGTCTTTTCGCACCCATGAATAATGGTGCATGATTAAATCAGTCCTTTCGACCCCTGAAGTTATATTTAGGCTTCTGGTTGGATCTATTCGGATTTGGTGATCGATCCACGCGAAGGGATAGCCCCTGTTAAACTCATGGCGTATCGTGGGCGTTAGTTCGTGAATGAACGGCACTAAGGTGGTGTCAAGGCCGATCGTTAATTGTGGGCTTTTAAAATAGGTCTGGCATTGACACACTAGCCCTTTCAATTGAGGGTTTTTAAACTTCTCCTTCTCTTTTAAAAATGGTTCTGGTTCGTAAAATTCATCGGCGTCAAGACTTAAAAAATGCGTGTATCCTTGCCCTCGCGCTATTTTCAGCCCAAAGTTCCGTTTATCTGTTTCGCTGTTTCGGGCATCCCTGAATTGAGGCTCCCTTATCCATAATTGTATTCCATTTACCCCCATCCCGTTATCACCCCATGCGTAATCATGCCAGGCCTCGGGAACTGTAGATAATTCCTCATAATTGCTATATTGGGATGCGACGATGATTACACCATCAACGAGAGGGCGAATGTTTTTAAGGGAGTATTCAAGCATATCCCAATCACCCCAAATATTGTAAATAGCAACTAATCGCATTTTTAAATTCGTAAAAATTTACTTAAATTTGTGTCCGTAGCGCCCCGAATACACGGGTAGAAAAGTATCAACTGAATTGAAAGATTCTTTTAAAAAAGCCGGATTGTAAAGAGTCCGGTTTTTTTATTTCAATATTACTCTGTGAATCCATTTAACTCGCGGTAATCCAAGATTCCACTTATCACCGTCAGGATGTGGGCATTCTTCATCGTCTAATCTTGACTTTGCAATCAATGGACATCCGCATTCACCACACATAAACCAGTTTCGTTTCTCACAATGCGAACAGATTACTAAGCGCTTACGACTCATTTCATTATTGCGAGAAATTAATACATACCACCACGCTAAAAGGATTCTGAATATTTTCATGCTATTCCAAGTAAATGAAAAACTGAATCGGGCGCTGGTTCTCCGTGCGCCTCTCCAATGTAACACATATGAGAACGTCCGCTTTGATACTTCATTCCTAATCGTTGCGCGATGATTGAGCCACAGGTCATGTCGTGCCTGTGATCTGTCCAGCGTCCTCTAAAACATCCTGCTAGGGCCGAGGCTTTCCACTGCTTGAAATATTCCATTGCTAATGGGTTGTTTTTATTTAACCCCAAAAGCCCTGCTGAGAACATAATGAATCCATCCTCTTCAGGGGTAAGGTTGAAATATTGTCGCGCCCTGCCGTTGCACCAATCACGAACGTATGCCCCGGCTTCTTCCATGAAATAACCTTCATTGATAATCAGGTTTTCTATTTTCGAAAGATCACCCACTAACCACATTGACGCATCTGCCCATAAAACAACATCGTCAATCTCAAACGCTCTTTCAATGGCGTGGATCTTAAACTCGTATGGGCTTTGTGAATGATGAGGACAGCCAGGTAAGCGATCCTTAAACATTAATGACCTATGCCCATTCAAAGACGCTTTGAGTCGATCCTGACCAGCGTAAAAAGCTTTAGTGGAGAAATTTACAATGATCATTGCTCGATCAGATTTGCCTCAACATTCCAGTTCATTAAAATCAATCTCAGTATAAGAATTTGCCCCTCCAATCTAGCCAGATCCTCGCTGTGATTGAATTGCTGAAATCTCTTTTTGGTTTCTGATAGTCTTTTATGCTGACGTTCCTTATCAGCAAGCATTGATAGAATAGTTTCTTTTTTCATTTTTTAAACACGATTAAGTTATCACAGATATAATTCGGCGCTCCGAGTTTTTGCCATGCCTTACTGATTGCTGAACTCATGGTGTCGTCATAAGTGAGGTGATTGATAAACTTGCTAATCCAGAACTCTTTTGGTTGGCAGTTGATATGTCCGCAACCTTCCTGGCCTGGTGGGGCGGCGGTAAATAGTAGATACTTCCCTGTAGCGTTTACAAGGTTCATGACGAACTGATCGGTTCCTGTTGGATCAATATGTTCGGCGGTTTCAAAAGAGAGAACGCAATCAAATATTCCCGCCTTGATAGGCATCGTACAGTCTTGATATTTTATGAATGGATGAAGTGATTCCGGGGTAAAGGCTTTTGCAAAGGGTGAGATTTCAAAACCCTCAACCCAAATGTCGTGGTTTTGTGCGCTCTCCAAATAACTCCCGATCCCACACCCGAAGTCAACAACCGATTTAGGTTTGTATTTCCTGATAAACCAATCCATTGTTTTGATTGAATATTCTCTCGCGTGGACTAAGTGCCATTTAAAGAACTCTTCATTGTAAAGTGAGATATCGAATTTTGTCATGATTTTTCTACTTCATTGCCGTTGCCTGTAAATTTCCATGAAACATTGAATTGGTGCCCACCTGAAATAGTACCTTCGGCAAATCCATTTCTATGTACTCCTTCTTTATTAGGGAAAAACTGAGAAACTGTTCCTTTAGGTTGCCCTGAAAGCCATTTACACCAATCGTAACCAGCCTTAAATCCTTCCTCCCATTCTTTATTAATCATCGTGCGTAAATAACATTCTCCCCGGATGTATAAATCAACCTGAATCCTTCCAAATATTTCTCATATTCAGTTTTCAATTCAGCCTTACCGTTATGCTCCAAGCAGATCATTTTTGTTTTACTAAGGTCCATGTCCGGTAAGATGGTAAGTTCTGACCCTTCAACATCCAAGCTGATGAAATCAAATTCCTTTATCGTTAATCGATTGAGAAACGTTTTCCATTTGAATGTCTTTACCTCAACCGGAGCATAGTTAACACTACGATCAAATCGCGCTTTCTCAGAAGCATGAAAAGTACTAACCAACCCAACATCGGAAGGACTACAAAGCGAACCGGATTCCTGAAGCATCGCTTTACCATTATGACCATTGATGGCGAATGGATATAAGTAAAAACCTTTGTGACCACTGTATAAAGATTTAAGTTTTTCAAATGCTTTCGGGGATGGCTCAACAAAGACCCCTTTCCAATTCCTTTCTGCAAGTGCGCGAGTGTTCGAAAATGTTATCCCATCGTTCGCCCCTAAGTCGCAAAACGTTCCGGTGAAATCTTTGAAGTAATCCAGTATTATTTTTTCTTCTGCGTTCTGAGAGTACATATTATTTCTTTTTTAAATGAACGATTATGTCACGGTGGTCGGGGAGTAGGTTGTTATTTATAACTTCCCATTTGCTTTGGTCCATGATAATATCAAGGGTCCGTAAATCCTGATAGAAATGTCCAACAGGAAGGGCGTCACCGAGTGAATAACTTTCGGGTTTATCAACGTGGCGCTTGGTGTGTTCAAAGTTGGCAAGCATAAAAACAAAGTCGCCGCCCTTTTTTAACACCCTATGCACTCCGTTTAAATATTGTGTTAACGCCTCATTGGATAGATGACAAAATAGATTGTAGGTAAAGCAATAGTCAATGCGATTACTAACCACGGGGCGACAATCAAAACTTTGATTCGGTAACTCCATGTATGTAAAGTGTTCGAATAATTGAAACTTTAGCGGCTTCCGAATTACATCAATAGCGGTGAGGTGTTTAAACTTACCAAGCATCAAGGTGGTGAACGTTCCGCCTCCACATCCAATCTCTAAAGCGTTTTTATCCAGTGACACGAACGGTTCAATACATACCTCAGCTACTTTTTGATAGCCGACCCCATAAGAGAATGGTTCAATATATCCATCCTCACCCCATGAGCGTTGAAAGAATTCTTTATTAAAGTCGTTTTCGTTCTTCATGGTTGGTTATTTTATCGGCCTCTGATGTTAATTTTGAATGGTTGTATTGATGAATTATTGCATCCGTGTGTGCTTCTGTCTGGCAGTGGGCGAGAACCTGTTCAAACCATCGCCAATCTTCCGCATAGTTTATATCTTCGAACTGATGAAGTTTAGCATACAGCGAACGCACCGGGCAGATGTGCCACGGCTTGCGCATGATTAATTTATCTGGTTTACCTTGCTCGTTAGGATGCTCCAATCGCATATCAACGATCATCCAGAAGTCGTCCAGCTTTGAAATGTTTCGAAAGGTGCAGACGTCTTTATTTTGCCGGACAAGGCCAATCAATACTTCCAGGTAATTCGGCGCTATATCCTCATCGTCATCCAAGAAACATAAATATTGACCGCTTGCTTTCTTTACAAGTTCCTCGCGCTTCTTTCCGATAGACAAACCACCATCAAGAAAAGAGTCAGAACCATCGACTAATATTTCAACGGTTCCTGCTCCTACATGAATTGTATTTACCCATGTTGATTGGCGCTGAATCTCATTGAATAAGTTGGTGAACTTTTCAGCCCGTGAAGGAATCGTTGGAATGAGTATTGATAAACGGGTCATCTTTGTTGGCGTCTTAATGATCTTATTTGTTGTTTACTTACAATACAGTCGTAATGGTATAACTCCTTATCGATATGGACCTGAGTTTTAAGCAATCCTAAGTCGTGAATCCGTTTGCTCCATTGGTAGTCTTCCTGAATCCAGATGTCAGGGAAGCGGATATCTTTTACGGCTTCTCTTCTCATTGGAACAATATGATTCGGCCACCGATAGTAATGACCGTTCCGTTCTTCGTATTTGCTTCCGAGTTTAATCGTCCAATTGCGCCTGTCAACTCCATTGGTTGTCATCCATCCATTGAATGTGATGACGTCCGGCTCCATATACATCGCGTTAAGAATGTAATGAACATAACGGGGTGAGATTATATCATCATCATCAATGAAGACAAAGTAATCCGATTGCGTCATTGATATTAATTGATTCCTTTTTGTTCCGGTTGGCATGGATCGTCCAGCGTCGTGGATGCGGTAAAATACTTGATCCTGATGCGCTTCAATCTGAGGACGCAGACAGTTTAACAACCGATTAAGTTTCTCGGTACGTTCTGGAAGGGTACATATCAGGATGGCGAGGGTCTTCATACTGGAAATCTTTCTCTCTTTCTTCTATTGAATATCTCAACCCCTTTGCTACTCCTTACTTTAATCCTGACTTGACCATATTTTTTGAGAATGAACCGATAAAAAAGATAGTCTTGACATCAAAGACAAAGAACACAGGTGTTTGCAGTTGGAAATTATCGCAAAAGATGCGTATGAGGGTAGGACTTAGGGTTCCATTGACTGAAAAAATGGTCGATGGCGACTTTGAAGTACTTTCCTTGACAAAAAACAGCGCCCGCCACACCATGATGGCAATGGCAAACGCATGGCACCCCGGATTTACTCAGACTATTGACCTTTTGTGGCAAAAACTTGGACTGAAGCGCCCCGGAGAAACAAAAAACCCGATTTATCAGAATCACTTCATCGCCCGAACAGATATTTATCAAAACTACGTTGAAAATTTCCTGAAGCCTGCAATGGAAATGATTATTGATGACATCGAGCTGCATGGATTGATGATGCAACCCTCTGGCTATGGGCGATTATCAAGGGATAGTGACGTTAAGAGCGTGAAAGCGAAGTTAGGAATGGATGATTATCCCCTTTGCCCTTTTGTGTTGGAGCGGTGCCCGTCTTTATGGTTTACAATGAATAAAATTAACGTGACTTACCTATGATAATGGAGGGCACCATGATATTCCATTTGAGAGGTAATTCTGATTACATCCAGAATGAATTGGTAGACCTTTTGAATCAAGGGTGGAGAATAAAGTTAATGGAGCATCAGAGAGATTGGCCGCGCTTCTGGAATCACACCTATCACCTCACAATGGTTAAAGATGTAATCGTAGATAGTAAGCACATTATTGAAACACCTATAAACGAATTTAAATGATCAGTTTACTTCATCCGTCCAGAGGACGCCCCGGAAAAAGCTGGACCAACGCACAGGAATGGATTGAAAAAGCCGGTTGTGATGTTGAATTAATTCTAAGTCTTGACACTTCAGATTCAGAAGTTTATAAGTACACCTTGGCCTGTGTACTTTTCAGTAAGGGCAGTACATGTTGCGTTAAATTCTTCCTCGCACCATGATAGGTTGATTCTGAAATCACCTGTTACAAGTTGGCGATCAGTGATCGATCCAGCTTGTGTGTAGGTTGGATTACAGTCTCCAGATGCTTTTGCAAGCACAGAGGAAAGCGGCTGAATGTAGTGAAGGTATTCTCCACAACGAACGCCCTGAATGATGGTAAATAAATCTTGTGGTGCCGGAACACCGAGTCTGATCGGCTTGATCAGATCCAAGTTCAATTTACCTGGATATGTATACGTGATGTTTGGCGTATACATTGAATTTACAGGTTGAAAAGTTTTCATATTCTTAATCGGTGTTACGTTTGTCAATTATATTTTTCTTGTACCAGGCTTGCATCGGGTCAGTTATCTCACCCTGATTGGTCATGATGACCTTCTCAGCTTTCTTTGGAGGGGTTTCATCTCCAGCGGTGGCGTTTTTAATCTTTGTTAATTCTGCCTGAACTGTTTTTAATTCAGTGTTGAATTTGTTTTCAAAAGTCTTTGCTTTTGCTTCTGCGGTCGTTGCTGTTTTGGTGCTTGCCTCAACAGCGCTTTCGAGTTCTTTTATGCGGGCCTGAGCCTGCGCGAGTTGTTCCTTCAATTCCATATCTGCTGGTTTTTCGTCTGTTGCTGGTTCTTCTGTTTTTGCTTCTGGCTCTGTTACTGTTGTGATTGCTCCGGCGGCCACTGTGATCATGCGACCACTGGCTAGCGTGTAATCACCATCAGGTAATGGCGTTCCATCTTCAAGTGTTATTGGTTGACCTGTCCAATCGCCATCTTCCGGGACGACTACGATAGTGCCATCCTCTAGCGTATCAGTTGCGTTTTTAGGACTGAAAAGTTTAGCAACCTGTTTACTTAGGTTGGTAATTGCAGTCAGTATTGTATTTGATTCCATGCTATAATATTTTTTAATGTCTGCTGATGCGGCGGCTTTCAATACTTCCTGAACTTCATCCACGAATCCCATTTCTTTTGCTTGTTCAGGTGTCAACCATGTTTCATGGTCATACATGTCAGAAAGCTGTTCAACTGATAGGTTTGTTCTTCCTACCCATGAATCAATCAATTGTGATTTGATCCGATCCAATTGTCCAGCTGCGTTGCGTAAATCTTTGGCTTCTCCCCCGATCTGTACGCGAGGGTTATGAATCATGAACTGCGCTTTCGAGTTCATAATTATCTGAGTTCCTGTTGCGGCTATCAGGGTGGCTATCGATGCACAGACCCCTTCGATCTTAACCGTAATTGGTTTTCCGGTATTCTTGATTGCGTTATAAATAGCGTAACCTTCAAAGACCTCTCCGCCTGGAGAATGAATATGGACTTCATACGATGTGGCTTTAGGATTAATCTCCTTTAGGACCGTGTCCAAAGTGACCTGTTTACCCACTTCCCCATAAATGTAAATGTGTCCTATCACGGATACGAAGTACCATAATAGGACAGCATTCTCTTTAAAGTAAAATGTTTAACGATACATCCGGATTACTTCGTAGACCCATTGGTCGGAGACATCCATTTCGAGGGCGGTAAGTTTGACGGCTTCAGAGTGAGGTATCCCGGAATCTTTTTTCAATTTTAAACAGGTTAAAATATCTTCCTGTTTAGAGACAGCGCAGGAAATAACGCCACGTTTTATCATGGCGCTCCATGTTTTTGCTGGGATTCCAAACTCATCTTTTAAGCTCATCTTTTTGAAATTTTCTCTTTGACGGCTACTGCTTTTTGACCTCTGTTTATATCCACGACTGCCACTTGTGCCGGTGGCATATTTTTGACAATGTTTAAAACGTCGAATCCTTGATTGATAGGCCCGCTTATATTCCGGGCCACTAACCCACCATCGAAATAAGGAGTCATCCCGGTACGCATCCGCTCCAGTGCATTGATGTGTGGTTGTGCCGCTGGATTGTTTACAATGTGTTTCGGCGTTACATATTCATCGGCGTGAACAACTCCGGCAACTTGATACTTCCCACCTGGCCCTGTCCATCCACCTTCTGCGAATTCAACCCCGTTGATTCTTGCCACGTTTGAAAGTCCTTTTAATGTCGCGGCAGCGGCGGCAAGGAATCCATAGATAGGGGATATCTCTGAACCTGTTTTTAACGCAGCGTTGGCGGCTCCGTAAGTATCAATTAACGCGGCTGCGGAAGCGGCAACCTTAAAAGCAAGTGTGTGTTGTTTGGAAATGGAGGCTATCCCGTCAGCTACATTTGCCGCGATGATTAGTTTATTCCGTTCCTGTATCTCATGGATTTTAATTGATGCGGCGTGATCCTTAGCCTCTTTATCCCTCGCTTCTTTATTTTGTGCGGCGATCTGATCAAGTAGACTTTGATTTAAATCAAGCCTTATTTTAAATTGAGTTGTGAGTCCTTCCGTTTCTTTTTGCTGATCCTGTTCAAGGGATTTAATCCGTTGAAGTCTGGCATCCTCGGAGGCTTTAAATTCCGCTTCGGCTTGTTTCTGAATGGCCGCGAGTTCCTTTTCACGTTGCGCCTGTTGTTTTTCAAAGAGCGCATCCTTCTTATTTTGAATGGCTTCCAACACGTTTAAACTTTCCCCCTCGGCGGTATTCCTTTTTTTAATTCCTTCAACCACCGCATCGCGGAGTTCATCATTTTGCGCTTTACCATCGGCAAAAGCCTTAACAATACGTTTGCCAAATTCAACTTCTGTTTCCCCCGCAAGCCGGGTTAGTTCTATCCTTTTATTCGCTTGATCATTGGCAATCCGTAGGGCCTCGGTTTGAATCGCCAGGTTTTCTTCGGCGTTCTTCTTTTCAATCGCGGCGGCTTCATCCAGCTTTTTAATGCGCTCGGCTTCTGTTAAACTCCGGTTCTTTGATTGAAGGATTAGTCGTTTAATCGCGTTTTCAGATTCACTTACCGCAATACCGTAATCAATTTCCCTATCTTCCAGCTCGCGAATTGCTTTTGCAAGCCCAACCGATAATTCAATCTCGCGCTGAATCTCATCGCCGATGCCTGAGAAACTTTCCTGCATCCCTTTTAAACCACCAGATATATCACCGCTTAATAACTTACCGATAGCCCCGACTAATTTTACCACACGATCAACCAAGACGTCTACCACCGCGCTAACTGCAGCGCTAACGTCCTCAAACTTGTCCATCCCTACCGCTGAGTTCTGGACGAATGTCTGAAGGGCTTTAAATGCCACAACAAGGGCGGCGATAATTGCACCAATCGGCGTGGCGATGAACGCGAGCGCCTGCATGGTCATAGCCTTGAATCCGGCGGTTCCACCCTCTAAACCTGATCCTAATTTTCCAAGGGCAGGATGAACACCGTCCAGCGCACTTTTGTAGTTACCGATGTTTATCTTTTGCTGTTCAATTGCCGAGACATTGGTCTTTATCTTCGCGGTGTTCTGATCAATGACTTTGTTAATCTCATCAGCTCGCTTTCTTCCTTCTGCGCTGGCAATATTTAACTCATTCCGTTCTTTGCGGAGTGCTTTATTGGCGGCGGTTAAATCATTTATAGATTCGATAGACTGACTTACATCAACCTCAAATTCAAGTAGTATGGTTTTTTTCTCGTCAGCCATTGTTAAATCTTTATGAGTTCAAGTGTGCAGGGCAAATAGCTTTCTTTGTAGCCTGAGATTCTGTTTAGATAATATTGGTTAGTGGTTTCGAGTGTCTTGATCTGTATCGGGCTTAAAAAGTCCAATTGTTTATAAACCGTCAGTGGTAAATGTGCGGTACAGAAAATTTTCACCGGATCATTGACAACCTTTTCGAACAATCTGAAATACTGTTTAAGCAAAGACTGTTGATATTGAAAACTACTATCATGCGTCGCGAATGACATTGAATAGATGAAGTCTGAGTTTATCTGTCTTCCGGTGTTTAAGAGATTAAAAAACGCGGGTGCCCATGTGGATGCGTCGGTTCCTGTAGTGGTGTCGTATAATCCAAACTCAGTCTTACCTGAGAAATTAGCAATCGCATAAGCTGGAATATGATGAAGCAGGAAAACGTCATCTGACTCAGTGTATGCGAAATTAAGGACTGTTAATTTTGCGGTGCTGTTTCCTAAGAACGGCATACCAACAAACTCAACATAGCCAGCCCCTATAGTGTATACAGTCCAATCCCCATTATAGGATGGTTCGGTACTATCTTCAATTCGTGCAAAGTCGCCAATCTGGAAGATATCATCATCAATCGTAAATCGTGCCCGTGTGAATGACGAGTCCGTGACAGTTGTTGCATTGGTTGTGGCCCCTGAGTTAACGGTGATCAGGTTAGTCCGCTCAATACTCATATCAAATTTAGGATTGATATAAGAGATCGGGTTAGAGAAATCACTCTCAATAATATCTTGACTATCTTCCAAGAAATCGTTATCAGCCTCGATCACTCCTTTTGCATAAGGGAATCGGGTAGGTCTGAAATCTTCTTCTTCGACTTCATTGTGACTGAATAGATTTTTCTTCCCGTAGCTACTTATAAAATCGGTGTAGTCGGTTTCAACATCCTGAATATATTCGGAAAGGTCTATCGCTGGATGGCTGTTAATTTTCTCAAACAGGTTAAAGGTTAATGTCCGGGTGGTTGCATTATAGGACGTTAATGTATTGTAGTATTGTAACACATTTGAGACGTACTGCTGTTGAGTCCACTTAGGAACAATAGAACTACCAAACGCTGTATAAATAAAGAGTGGGGTGATCTTAACCGTTCCTGATACGACGTCGTTTTGTGTTGATCCGACGCTTTGTTGCCATTCGGTATAGATTTCAATTTCATCACCAGCCTCCACAATAAACCGGCGGGTAATACTCATGTTATCATTGTTGCCTACATAGGAGATATTGTAAAGTCCACCTCCATCAATCCCCACATCAACGAATGTAAAGACTCCGTTGATGTAGATATAGATTCGATTACTATAGGAACTATCAGCGATCGCGAACACATAAGTTGAGACTAATTCGATTTGCATTTTGTATGGCGCAATCCATTTGGAATTGGCGAGGTCAAACGCATCACTGACCCCGTCATAAAAAGGAAAGACGCTGTCGTTCTGGAATGTCATTTTATACTTGACGTTCTCTCCTGGGCGGTATGTGCCTGTATTATTTTCAGCATAACTACTGCTCGCGTCAATGTCTGCTTGTGATTTTCCGTTTGATAGTGTGATCGCTGATTGAAAGCTTGGCTCATTAATTAGCTCTCCTTGAATTTTGATCCGATGGTAATTGAATATCTTTTTAAAGACGTCCTTTACAAATATCCCCGCAACAAATTCCTCAACCCGTAAATTTGCATTGCCCCGCGTGGTTAACAGTCCATTATCCACTAATGGGAAGACCAACCCTTCAGTTGCTAGGATTGCATCGGTAATAGTTATCGTGGTTAGGTCCGTATCAAATTCCGAGAAATCAATATCAGACAGCGGACCTGATAACATACCGAACCAATTGTTATTGCCTGCGTAAAATGAACACTGAAATACATTCCTGATTATCTTTTCGATCCGAATGTATCCTTTGTAAATCTCGTCGCCTGAGTCGCTCAGTAGGGTGGCTTCGATCTTTTGATAAACAGGCTTGGAAATATTATCCGGTTGTGGATTACCGAATAGTTTGGTATTTACACTTGTCCTTGCGACTTCAAATGAATAGCTGAAATCCCCGTCGGTTGTGCTGATCTCTTCAAAGAGTTTGATCTGCTTTTCAACCTCGACGGTTTCATTAAATTCCAGAAACTCATTATCAATTTTAAAGATCATATACGCTGGCTGGGGTATTCGTCCGTGTATGCAATTCCAAAACTTAATGTGTGCATCTTGTTCATTTCCCTCCGCACCATCACCGAGTCGCTATCCACGATCACCGTTCTCCTATCCACACGACTAACTATTCCGTCAAATACATTGCTGATGATTTGAACTAATGGACTGCTCCTGATTTGTTCACCTAATTGGGTAGCTTGTTCGCTCGTTAATGTTTGGGTCCGGATTACTTTTTGTTTCCGGGTTCTTCTGAATGTCTGCTTTGTGATCGTGTCGGCAGAAGGCCCGTAACTTTGCGGCCAATTAGGAAAGATGTTAACTTTCGTTTCACCTGTTTCGGTAACTTGCAATCCGTGATCGGTGTACCCGGTGAATAACCAATAATCAAAACCACCCAAAGGATTCAGCCATGTCAACCATACGAATTCACGAACACCCTCACAGTTTGCTTCGATATCGATACAAATTTCATCGGTTATATCTTCAGCCAATACCGTTGGGGTGGTCTCTGTTCCTGCTCTTGAATTGATGACAATAGTCACATCAGACCCGGAGCTAAACCAGAACCCTATCTGAGTACAAAAGTGTGTCGCGGTGAATGTTATCGTGATGTCCTGCGCCCCAGCAATTGCTGTGAGTGTTTCTGTGAATTGAGCAACAAAAGAATCGTTGTATATCTCTAATTTAGCAGTGCGCGGATTGCTTGATCCAGAATTAACAGTGCGGGTAAAATTGAGGATAATAGTGTACTCGTTTCCAGGCACAAAGGCATAAGCGGCGTAAAGAATTTCAGAAGTCGCTACTGGTAAATTTACAGTAGGGGTGGCTCCGGTTGTCCAATCTACATAACCAGGGCTTGTTGTTCGCGTTGCCCATGCGCTTAATGCGGGAAGACTTATCGCTGAGGTGCCGCCACTGGCTACGGTTGTAATTCGTGCGCAAAAACTATCGTAGTTAGAATCAGGTTCAATCGGTATTCGATAAACACCTACACCTTGATCGTCATAACTAATTATTTCGGTAGCGGTTAGGTAATCAGAAACGTATTTATCAAGGGTAATTGTAAATGCCCCGACAACATTTTTAATGAATGAGATATCAAAATACCGATCTTCTACTGCTTGAAGTCTATCAAACAAAGTAAGCCACAACCCATCCACATAGTCACTCATAAACCCTGAGTGAACATTCTTAAAGGGTAGCATTGCGTTGATCGCGTACCCCTCGAAATCATCAACATCAGAAGTATATGCGCTTGTGTAATACGTTATATCTTCACCGTCGCTCTCATCGTAACTCTCCCCATACTCAATGTAGAACCCTGTCCATGCGTTAATATTATTTGGTAAGGTTCCGAGGCTTAAATTATTGAGGGTTTTGATTTGGCTCTTTATAATTTCATTGATGGAGAATTTAACCTGTCCATCCACATCAGGTGTTAAGGACAATGTCGCGAGTAGTTCTACGGGTTTTGATATGTACAGCGGGTGAGTACTTGGTATTCCACCATAAACATTTATATTAATGTGATAGTTGTCATAGTAAAATTGAACGCTCGCCCCGGTAAAGTCATTGGCTACATCGTACGGTAAATTGATTGTTACATCAGAAGTTGACACGGCATCGGTAATCTGAAATACTCCGTTTAATGTGTCGTCACTCGCGCCGGATATCTGAACATAATTCAGTGTGTTGACTGCTGCCTTGAGTGCCCCGGATAGATTAAGGTTAGTAAGCCCAGCCGCATCAGTAAAACTAGAAACTGTTCGTGCTGTGTCAGAACTATTGGTAGGCGAAAGATCAGAGGCTAATTCGTAAACGATTGGAAGGTGAACGCATGACCAATTTTGTTCTCCGTCCGTATACCTGAAATAAAAAAGCTTATTTATCAGTGTTGAAACAAACGGAACAAATCCGCCAGCCGGGTCAACTAACTTCCAAGTAGTGGTTGATTGTACGTCAACTGTCCAAAATCCGGCATAATCTTCAATGTCTGTGTAAATGTAAATAACATCGCCATCGGTAAGCCCATGAACAGCCACAGAAGAAAACAGCGCATCCCCACTAGATGAAGTACATCCGAAGGTGGAGAAGAATTGATCGCCTAGAATATAGCCAACTGGCCTACTAATTACACCTACTGCCATTGGAATTCATTGATTTTAATTTTGAATCGTTCCGCCTCGTTATCCAGGATTTCTTTTGATGTGGTGTTGATAAATTCATCGACCGCCGGATTAACGATATCGGTTCGGCCACCTTCTCGCCAGAGCTTTGTTCCTTCGTTTTGTATCTTAGTAGCTATCGCCCAAACTGCTGATATATCAATCCCTCTCGCGTCCACCCATTTTGTGATGTTGTCGATCATTTGTCGGGATGGCTTCTTACCTGGCGTTGGTCTGCGTCCGGTTTGAACGGTGAGAAAAAACGGTCTGCCTGTGAGTATTAATTTGAACTTGGTTCCTACTTGCTGAATTTCAATCTCGAGACTATTCGCTGTTTCTCCTGTCGCGTTCTGTCCAGCTTTTTCCATGTTGGTCTGGATGCCGGTGATTAACTGCTTGCCGTTATTGTTTAGAAGTTGCTCAGTCGTTTGCATACAATTGAACGCTATCAGGGTTGCAATAATCGAAATCATCAGGCACCACCATTTGAAAACTCACAAACCAGCCTGTAAAGACATCGGCGTCGGTCTTGATAAATGGATTTTGAGAAAAGTTTTGAAGGGTGACGGCTCCCACTTCGTCAGCTTGATTGAGATACCAATCATTTAACTTATTGATGAATGTATCAACTAGGTCATCAGTACAGTCTAAGATCGGCTTGAATCCTTTTTCATCGGAATCAGTTTTATCCAGCTGCGCGAATAGCACAATGCAGTTCCAAGTCTTCTGGTAGTTCTCGGTGCTGTTGTTATTGGTGTAGGTTGGGGAGGCGGTTAATGGCAACAACCAAATCCAGGGCTGGGAGGGATTCTGTTGTAAATTAAAGTCTGAACGCCTGCCGTACCCAAATTGGATATTGTCCGCAATTGAGACAGCAACATCGTTAATGAGTTGAACTACTGATCTGTGGGACATGCCACAAATGTAAAGACTGTCAAGTCAATTATCAAGACATTTGTTTAAATTGGGAATTGTGTCTATTTGTGGCTTTGTGCCTTCATTTTGGCCGCCATTAAATCTTGATAGTCTCGCTGGGTCTTAGATTCCCATGATAAGAACCGAATCAAGTGATAGAACTCGCGGGCGCTCCACTCATGGACAAACTCGCTGGGGTTAATACTCATTTCACGGGCTGTCCGAAATAGCGTTGCAGAGAAACCAAAGTCTTCTGATAGGAAGGTAACGCCAGAATCCACCTCTTCAGGAGTCGGAAAATATTCAGGAAGCGATTCGTTGTAGTCTTTGATAAATTGTGAGGCTTGAATAAAAAAAAAGCACCTGTACCAATGACCTCCGCGCATGAGTAGTTTTTGAGTTCCTCTTTGACGTCTTTTACTTTGGTGTAGTCGTACTTACCGTCTTTGATCTTTTGAATGTAGATCGCGCAGGCTTCAAGGTAAAGGTCAGCCACTAACTCATGGTCTTCCGGGGTAATCACTCGAGCTGGTATTTTATTGATTAATCCTCGCAAGGCTTCGAACTGTCCGGTTGATTGAATGGTAATATCCATCGGCATAATGTAAGGACCGACCACTTCGGTTCGTTCAAAACTTGGTGTGGTAGTCATAAAGCTTAACGCCAGCCCAATACTCTCCAGGTTCTTTAATTCAGCATCCTCCAAAGTTTCAACCGGGATGCCGGTAAATATTGAAATGTGATCCGTGATGGTTAGCGCGGAAATTAATTGAATGTACTGGTGATAGGTGACATCCGTCCAACTTGTTGGGATTGAATACGGGGTTGAGTTGATTTTAAAGGTTATCATTGCAATATTTATAATTTAGGTCGCAGACAAAGTTGCCTCGCTTCAATAAAATACCTGTTTATTTATGAAAACTCATGTTTAAGCCTGTTGATTTTGGTTTTCTGAATGAGATTGACGCATACCTGGCGGCGTCCATCGCGTGATCATTTAATTTTAATGGTTCTTCCGGCTCGTTCTTGTTCTGCCCTTTTGGTTTAAACTTATAGCTTTTGATTTCCTTCAGGAGATTCGCGGACCCTTGTTCAATGAATAGTTTACGGCTCTTAATGAAGTCAATACCGCCTTTTACGTCCTTATTGGCGGCAATTGCTTTGAATCCGGCCCGTCTTATTTCCTCAATCCGGTCAGGTTCAGCGGCGTCGCAGTAGATTACCTCGTTTGATTTTACTATCTGCTTCAACATCCCGATCAAATCAGTATTGGTTAGGTGGCTTTGATAGATTTCCTCTTTCCAGAATAAATTTTGGTCCTTTTCCCCAACACGAACAAGCGCAGTCGGGTTGTTATAACCGAAATCAAGCCCGAAGGCGATTCTTTCCCCTTCAAATGAACACGGCTTCCAGTGTGTATAGATCACGCCCTCTGAATGCCCCCGCTCACCTTCACCGTAGATTCTCCAGAAGTTAGGATCGGTTTCTTTGTACGCTTCGATTTCATTTACTTGTTCTTTTGGTAAGAATGGATTGTCTTTATAGGTTGATTTAATGAAGTAACAATCGGGGCGGGTTAACACCTTATCGTATATCCAATGGAACTCATCAGCCGGGTTGTAATCGATGAAAATGCACTTTTTAGTACGTAAAAGCAGCTGGCGAAAGGTTTCATACTGGATGATGTTACACTCGTTTATGAAAAGAATATCACGCCCCGGCCCCCGAACCTTCAACTGATTGTCAACTGAAAAGAATTCCACATACGAACCGGTTGGGTAGGTGTAGAGTTGCTCAGTCTTCATGTGTGCGTTCGGATCATAAAGTTTAAAGTCCTCCATGATCTTTCTCCAATCCCTCATTGCGCCCTTTCGAAGGTGAGGAAAGGCCACAGAACACGTTGAAATGGTGTACTTACCTGTAAACGCCAGATAAATTAAATACTGCGTCAGGCTGAATGTTTTTCCTGACCGTGTTCCTCCTTGATTGACAATGATTCGATACCCAGCATCAAAGGCTTTCCGGGATTCCTGAATCACCTTGATCTTGGGTAGGGTAAATGTACGATCCTGGGTCTTCAAATTTAATGGTTAAGCCTCCTGTTTGTTCTACTTCCTGTTTGTCTTTCCATCCAAAGTTCTTTAGTGCGAAGATTGCGCCGGTTGGGCTTGTCCCATGAAGGGCTTTTTCATACTCCATTTCAATCCTAAGTCGTGCCCTTTTTATTGTGTAAGAGAATTCACCGTTCTTTTCGTAATCATAAAATGACTGTCTGCTCTCGAAATTGCAGTAAAGGGCTAACCCTGTGATTGTTGGTGGTTCCGGCCTACGAACCAACACCTGAATTTTTTCTTTTACTTTGATTGGTGGTAGTTGTCCTGTGAGTGATTTTTTCTCAACCTCAATGTCTTCTTCTTTACTTTCCCCTTTAATGTACTCGAAGTAACCATCAATCAACTTCTGAAGGTCTTCTGCTAAGGTGAATAGTGGTGGTCTCCCGGCTGGCATTTTTAAACGTGTTCAGGTTTTAATTCTGTTTCAACTACTTCTTTATGGTTCTTTTCCGCGAGGTAATCTGTGATACATTGTTCCATGTACTTATCAAGTGCTGGGTAGGCGGTTGCGGCTAGACAAGTAAGACAAAGTACGATGATGTAAAGACAAATGTCAAGACTTATTGAGCAATTTTTAAAAGTGTCCAATCTTCTGTAAAGAATTTGCTTTCTGAGGCTATTTGAGCATAATCGATTCCGTCCAACTTTAGGTACTTCTTAAAGCTTTCTTCTGTTTTATGCCCGGTACACTTCATTATTAATTGCATGTCAAGCCTTTTCAGCTAGAGCCTCCTGACTTAACCTTGCCGCCTTGCGATACTCACGAATTTTTTTACCGGATAAAAAATAATTCTGTTCCATGACTTGACATTTCAGATTTTGTTTATACTTTTGTTTCAACACAAACAAGACACCTAAAAGGCACCTTATGAGCACCGAAGTTAAAGAAAAACTTGAAGTAACCAAATCCGATGCCCGTAAGGCTAAAAAGACAGGGAAATCCATTAGAATGGATGAGGTGCCGGAATTCGCCCATAAATACATGAAAAAGTATCGCAACCAGATACAGGTTAGTCGGGGAAAAGATTACACAATTAAGCAGGCTTACTGTGAATATGTTGTGGAAAAGATTAAACAAGATTTAAAGAAAGTTTAAACAGTCAAGACATGAAAGAAGGAGACATCATGCTAACCATGCGCGGTCTTAAAGTGAGAATTGTATCACTTGATAAAGTACCCTGCACGAATAACTGGATAACAGTCTGGGACATTGAAAACGAGTTCTGTTTCTATATGTCGCCATTGAGTTTGAAACCATTAACCAAATAATCTATATGATTAAGCACATCGCAGTCCTTCCCGTTTTGGCTACATCAGCCGATGATCTTAGTAACCTCTTAGTACAATCAATTGAATTTGAGAACGCTAAGAAAACAGCGGACAAACTAGCTGCTGAAAACGCATTCCTTTACAATCAGATTATTGACGCACTGAATTTATTTGAAGGTAGATTCTTATCTGATCCTTCACAGTTTGCGCCGGGAGAATTTGATTGGTATAAATCAACAGCGTTAGAAATGAAGTCACGTTTCGGACGTCCTGAAATTACCAGACATGTATCTGATTATATTTTTCAATCAATCATGGGGGAAGTGTTATGAATTACCGCGACTACAATATAAACCAGAAGATCAACGCAAAAGGAAATGAGTTGATAACATTTGGAAGGCCATCAATAGGTATTATGAAGATGGTAAAAAAGAACTTCATCGTATCAGGCGGATCTAAACTAAATCTTTGCGACGAAAGCGATAACAACAACCGTAACTACGACGGCCCCGGTGATGATTACTACTCAGATTTCTATGCCGGTGAATGGGGAATTGATGTCGAGAATCATAGAATGATCGAAGCTCAAAAACTCAAATAACATGACAGTCACTCAATGGAAAGTAATCCTTAATGGCTATAGAGTTTACTACTTCGACAATTTTGTTGATAGTGTAAAGTTCGCCCGAATGTACGACTGTCCTACACCTTATCCAGCTTAATTACTTATGACCAAAATACAAATCCTATCCCTTTCCGGTAAAGTTCTTTTTGAATACGAAAAGGAGAATAATACACTTAGAGATACTCTAATTCAGGCCGCTGATAAAGGCGCGAATCTGGAAGGCGCGAATCTGTACGGCGCGAATCTGGAAGGCGCGAATCTGGAAGGCGCGAATCTGGAAGGCGCGTATCTGAAAGGCGCGAATCTGGAAGGCGCGAAATTTCCAGAAGATGAAAAATTAAAAACCTACCAACGGATTACCCACATCCCAGACGGTGATATAATCGGCTATAAGAAAGTAAACAATCGTATTGTTAAACTCCTTATCCCTGCCGACGCAAAACGGATTCATGCTATTGGTTCAAGAAAATGCCGGGCTGAATACGCCAGAGTATTAGAGATTGATGGAGGATTAACCGAGATCCTGAACACCGCTTACAATCCTAATTGCTTATACCAAGTAGGTGAAATCGTTCGTCCCGACTCATTTGATGCTGATATTTTAGTCGAATGCTCTCACGGTATCAACTTCTTTATTTCAAGAATTGAAGCTGAAGAATATTAACCCCCCTCAATAATAAACCTCAATATGGAAAACACTCTCGTAAAACAGGAACAGACAACGCCAGCTCAATTAATTGAAATGGCTATCAATAAAGATCTTGACATAAGTAAATTGAAAGAGCTTATGCAGATGCGAAAGGAATGGGAAGCTGACCAATCACGACGATCTTTCTTCTCAGCACTCAATGATTTTCAGGCTACAGTACCAGAAATACGTAAGTCAAAAAAGGTCGGTTTTGAAACGAAGTCCGGCGGCAGAACGGATTACAACTATGCGCCACTTGCTGACATTGTTCGGCAGATTAAAGACGTGTGCAAAGTATGTGGCCTTTCCTACCGTTGGGAGATCAAAGACACGAAGGATGAAATTAATATTACTTGCCTTGTCACACACATCGACGGGCACACCGAGTCTACCTCCATGACTGTTAACCCTGACGCATCAGGTTCTAAGAACGCCATACAAGCCCGTGGTAGTGCGATTGAATACGGAAAGCGTTACACGCTCATTGGTGCGCTTGGTTTGTCTACAGCCGACACAGACAACGATGGGCAAATGGTGGAATTAACCATAGACGAACTCCATCATGTGTACATGAATCTATACAACGAACTTATCCGAATTGACGCAAAGTATAACGGATGGCATGTTGACAACTGGAAACAGGAACCTAACCCTAAGCTATACGCAAAGGCAATCGGAGAAATCAAAAAGAAACTTGCTGAACTCGAAAAATAAACACTATGGGATTTCTTGAAGATCTAGTTGATGAAAGCCGGTCACACCTGTGTATTGAGCAGGGAACGCCGGAATGGTTCAATATGCGGCTTGGAAGGTTTACCTCTTCTGAAATGCACAAGCTAATGAAGCCAGGTAAACGTGCCATGACCAAAGAGGAATTAGCGGCAAGGCCAAAGAAAGGCAAGGGAAGTTCAACAACCACCGCAGATGATTGGTCAGTATTCAGTGATACAGCACAAACCTACATCGAACAGAAGGTTGCTGAAATACTTACCGGACAAATGGAAGACGATGTTTATGCGTATGCGAAAGAGTACGGAAAAGAAATGGAGCCTGTTGCCGCCGAATTTTTCCAAGAACTCAAAGGGTTGGAGGTTGAACCCGCGCCGTTTATTCCGTTTGGTGATCATGCCGGTGGAAGCCCTGATAGGTTTCTTATTAGTGAAGATGCTGGATTAGAAATCAAGTGCCCATTAAAACCAGTGAAGCAAGTCAAGTATTTACAGTTAACTGATCAATTCGATTTGATGCGGGCCTTCCCTGAGTTCTACTGGCAATGTGAAAGTAACCTATTATTTACTGGCCGGGCTAAATGGTACTTCGCAACATTCTGCCCACTCATGAAGCAAGAGAAACACAAATTGAATGTGATCGAAATCAAACCGATTTCTGAACACTTTGAAATGATAACAAATGCTTTGTCTGGTGCGGTAAAAGAAAAGTTGCAAATCTTAAAGCTACTGCAATGATTTACTATAAAGCCCACAAGAACGGCGCGCATATAGAAAAGATTGAAATAGATCACATCACTAAAACCACCGTGTTTTATAGTGGTTCACATTTCGCTTTTGACTGTGTAGGCGCTATCTATCGACCTACTTTCATTGAAGCAAAAACCGCACTTGTGGATTATTACAATAGGCAAATCACTGATTTAGAAAAGCGTTTAAAGTTTGTTCAGGACATCCGCGATATAGCCGAAAACATTATTGACAGATGAGTATCACTTGTAATTCATGTGGAGAGTTTAAACCGCTGGAAAGAAACGGAAATTGTGCAAGCTGTAACGCTATAGCCCGTAAGTCAGGACGTGTTAAAGTATCTGATAACGAACCTAACGATCTCAACCCAATGGAGGAACCTACTTATAATCTAGGTCATGTTTTAGGATGCTCTGTAGCTATAGCCCTTGCGCTTTCTTTTGTAGTAGGGATGATTTATTTACTGGCTTGCTCATGGGAGAACCTTAATCCTAATCTAGTAGAAGTTAAGAAGTCTCCCTGCACAGGGTACAGTATAGTAGACGCTTCTAGTTATAAAAACTGTTTAGGAGATACAGTAAAGGAAAGTAAAAATTATAAGCCATGAATAATAATTACAACAAAAAAGAAACTGATTCTCAGAAGATGATGATTCTAGAACACATGTTAACAGGATGTG